CGCCGCAACTGGCGGCGGTTCGGGCGACGTCGAAGGCGTGATCCGAAATTTCGGATTCGGCGATCCCATCGAAGCGCCGGAACTTGGTTCGGCGTTCGGCGGAAGCGACACCACGTACTACGTGCTGGCGCAGGAAATCACGTCGGACGATCTGGGCGCGTTCCTGTACCTGGACCGGGAGGCGTTCTCGATTCTCTTCCACGGCCCGATGACGGACGCGGAGCTTGCGCGCTTGCGCAAACTTCAGTGGACGATCGAAGGTCGAAACACAACGCAGCCGGGTCACCCGTACCTGATGTTCCGTTGCCAAGGGACTTGATCCCCAGCGGCTTTCGCCGCGCTTTCGCAATCGCCGCACCCTCGCAAGGGGTGCGGCTTTCGCGGTGAAAGACCATGGCCATTTATCTAGACTTCGACGGGCTCACCTTGCGAACGGTTCTACCGGAGTCGTTCGTGTGCGACGTCGAAGATCGATCGCCCGGGTGGATCGCGGGTCAACTCGAAACGTGGTCGCGCTGGATCGACGCACGACTCCGCAAGCGTTACGCGACACCGTTTGCGGCGTTCAACGACACGCCGCCGACGCCGCCGACGATCCAACTTTGGCTGACTCGGATCGTGACATGGCGAATCATGTTGCGGCGCGGCGTGGACCCGTCCGACTTGCAAGCCGACACGATCAAGTCCGATCACGATCTGGCGATGGATGAGATCCTGGAAGCCGCAAACAGTCAAGACGGTTGGTTCGACCTTCCAACGAAAACCGACGCGAACGGTTCGGCGATCTCGCAAGGCGGGCCCCTGTTCTATTCTGAGGCTTCGCCCTACGTTTGGACGGATCAGCAAGTAGCCGCGGCACGCAACGAAGACGACAACGGGCGGGGCTCAGGTGGCTAAGGGTCGCAACCGAAAAGGCTTCGACGAACTGAACGCACACATTGCGAAGGTTCGGAAGTTGTCCAACTTGCCGCGCGCCGCGGAGCCCGCGTTGCGTCGCGCCGTCGAAGCCGACGCGCGAACCACGGCGGCAAGTGGCAAGGGACCCGACGGCAAGTCGTTCCGTCGAAGCCTTGACGGGCGCGCCGTTCTGAAGAACGCGGCGAAGGCGATCACCGTCACCGTTTCGAGCGCGGTGATTCTAATCACGATCACGGGTCGACATGCGCGGCACCACTTAGGGATCGTGCGCGGAAGTGGCCCGCGCGACTCGCGCGCGCGCCGAATCATTCCGACGAATGAGATCCCCGCGAAGACAACTAAGGCAATGGAGCGCGCCGCAACGGGCGAGTTCCGGCGGGTGATGTCGTGAGCGCGAACCCGACGATATGCCTTGCACTTCCGACGTTGTTTGACGCGGTCGTCGCGCGCTTCGAGCTTGACGGATCCGCGCCGGTTCAGACGTTCGGATGGCGCCAGCCGACGAAGCACAAGCGAACCACGGCGCGGATCGCATGGGTTCCGGGTACGCCGTCGGGTCAAGTGGGCGACGTCGGCGCGCCGAAAAAAACGGGCGACCGCGACACCTACCGATCGTTGGGGACGCTGGGCGAACTGTTCACCGTTTACATCGAAGCGAACGACCCCGTTCGCCCCGAAGACGAACGCGCGCAATATACGGTGACGCGTTTGCTTTTCGACGCGTGGCTCCGCGCGGTGTATCTCGCGGCGCACGGGACCTTCGAGATTCAGTCGCTGGACTGGAACACTGAAAAGAACGAACGGCGGAACGGGACCGAACTGGTTTGCGTTTGTTCGATCGAAGCGTCGATCCCGGATTCACCGTGGACCCTTGCACCCGATGACACCGAAGCCGACATCACGACAAGTTTAGAAGACGTCAGCGAACAAACGTTGACGGCGACCCCATAGGAGAAATGAAAAATGTCCCAGCCCGCAGTGAACCTAACAGAGCTTGACGGAGCGCTCGGAATCGTTCCGACGACCGCGGGCCGATTGCTTGCCGTCGTCGGCGTGTCGAGCGCTGGACCCCTCGACACGCCCGCTACGTTCGCGCGCGTGTCGGACTTGCGCGCGTCGTTCGGGGATGGCCCGGGCGTCGAAGCCGCCGCGATCATGATCGAGCGATTCGGTCGCCCCGTCATGTTCGTTCGAACGGGTCAAACCACGGCGGGATCTTACCCCGCCGCCGCCGCCGTCGTTCGACTGGGCGCGGGAACTTCCGTGATCACCGTGGACAACGTCGGGACCGCGCCCTTCGATGACTTCGAGTTCTACTTCGAAGTGGTGAACCCGGGGACGATCGGCGTCGACGGAATCACCTTCCAATGGTCGCTCGACGGCGGGCGCACGCTTTCGCCCGTGACGGCGCTGGGCGTCGCAACGGACTTCACGTTTCCCGACAGTGGCGGCGCAACGATCGAGTTCGCCGCGGGGACGCTTGTGCTGGGCGACGTCGCGACCTTCCGCGGGCTTGCCCCGAAGTGGAACACAACCGAAGTTGGGACCGCGCTTGACGCGTTGTTCGCGTCTTCGGTCGCGTGGGAAAACGCGTTCGTTGTCGGCGATCTGGACGCGACGGACATCGACGTGATCGATCCGAAGTTCACGGCGGCGCTCACGGCGGGCAAGTACCGCGGGTGGTTCGCGGGCGTGCGCGTTCCGACGATCGGCGAAACCGAAGCGGCCTATGCCGCCGCGCTCGATTCGGCGTTCAGTTCGAAGGCGACGAACCACGGCGAGATTTGCGCGGGCGGTTGCAAGACCATTTCGTCCGTTTCGGGTCGGCGCTATCTTCGATCGCCAGCGTTCACCGTTGCGCCGCGAGAGCAAAGCGTGTCGGAAGAGATCAACATTGCTGACGTCAACTTGGGCGTTCTTCCCGGCGTGTCGATCAAAGACGCGAACGGCAACCCCGACGGTCACGACGAAAGCCTGAACCCCGGGCTTGACGATCTTCGGTTCACCGTTCTTCGAACGTGGGATGGGTTGCAAGGTGTGTACGTCAACCGCCCGCGCGTGTTCAGTGCGGCGGGTTCAGACTTCGACATTTTCCCGAAGCGCCGCGTGCTGAACATTACGCACGGCGCGTTGCGGAACTTTTTCATCCGTCGACTGAACAAGCCGATCCGCGTCGACGCAACGACCGGGTTCATTCTAGAAAGTGACGCGCGCGAGATCGAAAGCGGCGCGCGTTCCGCCATGCGTTCGACGTTGCTTGCGAAGCCGAAAGCGTCGGCGGTTGAGTTCACGTTGTCGCGAACCGACAACCTACTCAGTACGAAGACGCTCACCGGCAACGCCCGCGTTATTCCGTTGGCCTACCCTGAGTTCATCGATCTTTCGGTCGGGTTCCTGAATCCTGCACTTCAGATCCAAACGGTATAAGCGCGGGCGCGTTAGAAAGAAGAAACAATGGCAGACGAAATTCGAGTCAACGGGAACCTGTATTCGTGGGGTTCAATCGAAGTGAAGATCGAAGGGGACCGATTCTTCGGATTCACTTCGATCGGATACAGCGACGCGCGCGAACGCGTCAAGGCGTACGGCATGGGGCGGGCGCAAGCGCCGCGCGGTCGTTCGCGTGGCAAGTACAGCGTCGAACCGGTGACGCTTTCGGGACAAAAGTCGACCATGCAAGAGCTTCGACAAGCGCTGGCCGATGCGGGCGACGGAGAGTCGTACGGTGACACCGTGTTTCAGATCGTGGTGGAATACTTCGAAAGCGACGAAGCGCCGATCACGGTTGAACTTGAGGATTGCGTGTTCGTGAAGAACACAACGTCAGAGGAAGAGGGGCCCGACCCCTTGTCCGAAGACGTCGAAATCGACTGTCTTCGGATCCGCCGAAACGGTTTGGTTCTATTCGATAACAGCGAAGGGTCCTAAGCCCATGGCGACGGACGAATGGAGCGACGCACTGGTGCGCGTGTTGGCGGAAGCACGGCGCGCGGTCGCCGTTGCTCCGTCGTCTTTCGACATGCCGACAACCGTCGCCGACTCGCGGATCGATTGCGCCGAATCGCTCGACTGGCTCGATCGCTTGCCGGGCGGAAGCGCTGGCGGGATCGTGACGGACCCGCCGTACTCTTCCGGCGGGGCGTTCCGCGGGGATCGAGCAAACAGCAACGCCACGTCAAAGTACATCGGGCGTGAGCAACGGAAGAACTATCAAACCGACTTCGCGGGCGACTCGCGCGATCAACGCGCGTGGGGATACTGGATCGAACTAATGCTCCGCAAGGCACTTCGCGTCGTCGAGCCCGGCGGGGTCGCGTGCGTCTTCGTGGACTGGCGCCAGATCGCGACGCTCACGGACGCGATACAGGCTGCCGGATGGATCCTTCGCGGGATCGTCCCGTGGGACAAAACGGAAGGATCACGGCCCGTCCTAGGCCGCTTCCGTTCCCAATGCGAATATATAGTCTGGGCGTCGAAAGGTCGGATGGGGCTTGACCGAAACGCGCCAGTTCTTCCGGGCTGTATCCGGGCGAGCGTTTCGCGCGACAAAGAGCACCCGACGCAGAAGCCGGTCGACGTGCTTCGCATCGTTTCGCGGATCGTCGAAGCGGGGAAGCCGATCGTCGACCCGTTCGCGGGTTCAGGATCCCACGGCGTCGCGGCGGTGCTGGAAGGTCACCCGTTCGTCGGGTGCGAATGCGTTCCGCACTACGCAACGTTCGGCGCGATCTGGCTGGGCGAAACGATCAACCGGATTCAATCGAACCCGACGCTTTTTGAAGACGTCGAAGCGACGCAGGAACCGCTGGCGGGCTTGCAATAACAAACGAAAGACAAGGGGCAAACAATGGAACAAACAAACACTCAGGATCTGGAAGCGCGGCTAGCCGCCGCGCGCGAACGAACCCGCGCCGCGAAAGCAAAGCGGGAAGCGGCGGAAGTTGAAAGCGCAACGATCCGCGAAGTCGAACAAGCGGAGATCGAAGCCGCGGATCAGGAAGCGATCGCCGACGCGGAAGAGAAGCACGGCGCACACCGAATCGCGGTCGTTCGTTCGTCGCTCGGTTGCGTGATCGTCAAGCGACCGAACCCGTTAGTTTACAAACGCTTCCGCGACAAGGGCGAAGCGAAGACCGCGGATCTCGAAACGCTCGCACGTCACGCGTTGGTCTACCCGTCGCCGCCGAAGTTCGACGCGATGCTCCAAGAACTCCCGGCGATCTTAGACCACGCCGCGAACAAGGTCGTTGAACTCGCGGGCTTCAACTCAAAGGAGGTTGGAAAAAAATCTTAGCCTTGCGTCGTGAGGCGAAGGCCGACGTGGGCAAGTGGGCGGAATGCCTGCTGGCCTACGTCGGAAACGAAACGCAAGAAACCGACGCCGAACACATCCGCGCATTTACGGGTGCAATGTTGATCGCCGACATGATGCACGATGTTCGACAGATCAAACGGCTACTAACGCCGAAGAAAAAGTGAAAGAGAATGGCCGACGAAAAAGCAACCTTTGCAATAGTTCTAGAAGACGAAACGAGCGGCGCGGCAAACGCCGCCGCGGCGTCTTTGGAATCGTTGCGCGGCAAGATCGCCGCCGACACGAAGGCGCTTTCTCAACTGTCAAAAGCAATGCGCCAAATGAAGGCGGCGGGCTTGCAAGGGTCCGACTCTTTCAAACAACTAGCGGGACAAGCGGCGGCGCTCAAAGCGAAGATCGGAACGAACCAGGAAGCGTTCGTCAAACTGGGCGGGACGTTCGACGCGGTCGCCCCGAAAGCGGCGGGGCTTGGTTCGGCGTTCGCGGGCGCGGGCGGTCCGTTGGGCGCGTTGTCGGGCGGCGTGGGAAAGCTGGGCGCGTTGCTCACGTCGCCCGTTGCGCTTGTTGCAGCGTTGACGGTCGGCGTCGTCGCGCTTGCGGTTGGAATGGCGAAGTTGGCGGGCGCCGTGATCGGCGCGGTCGGTTCGTTGGTAAAGTTCGGAGCGGCGGCAAGCGGCGCGCGTCGTTCTGAGGCTTTGCAGATCGAAGGGCTGAACACGCTTCGTCAAGCGTACGGGCGGCAAACCGCAAGCGTCGAAGACTATCAAGCGGCGATCGATCGCGCGTCGGATTCAACGAACATCGGTCGCTCGACGTTGCAAGGCTACGCCCGTTCGCTTTCGCGCGCTGGACTTCGCGGCGACGCGTTGACCGAATCGGTCGAAGCGATGGGGATCGCGGCGATGGTGCAAGGCGACCGCGGCGCGAACCGTTTTCGCGCGCTCGCGATGAATGCCCGATTGACGGGCGGAAGCGTTTCAGACCTTGCGGCACGGTACCGCGACGAACTCGGACCGCTCGCACGTCGAACCATGCTTTCGCTCGACAATCAAACAACGAAGTTCAACAAAAACTTGGAGCGTTTGTTCGGTGGACTGAACACGGAGCCGATGTTGAGCGCGCTCGACGAAGTCGGCAATTTGCTTTCGCAATCGAACGAAGCGGGGAAGGCGCTCAAGTCTTTGTTTGAGGCACTCTTCCAGCCGATCGTCGACGAAGTCGGGGAAGCGTCCCCGATGATAACGGCGTTCTTCGAAGGAATGGTGATCGGCGCGCTTGTCGCGGGGATCGGAATCATGCGCCTTCGAAACCAACTTGACGCCGTCTTCCCCGGATTCTTAGGCGACGCGAACGCCGCGAAGATCGCAACGTTCGCGGGGATCGCCGCGTTCGCGATCTTCATTGGAACGATCTTGCTAGCGGTGGTCGCGGTGGGCTTGCTCGCGCTTGCGTTGTTTCTTGTGTTGCTTCCATTTATCTTGATTATTGGAGCGATCGGATTGCTAGCGGCGGGGATCATTCTCATGATCGAAGGCTTCATCCATGCGATGGGCGCGATCGCTGATTTTGTTTCAGACATGATCGACGGGATCGTGAACGCGATCACGGGCGAAACGCCGCGCGTTGAAGCTGCGTTCAATCAGCTAGCCGAAAAGGGCGCGAAGGGTTTTTCCGACGCGCTAGGGATCGCATCGCCTTCGCGCGTGTTCGCTGAGTTCGGACGCAACATTACAGAGGGTGCGGTATCTGGCGTCGAAGCGGGCGCGGGCGACTTGGAAAACGCAACCGCGAACCTTGTCGACGAACCGGCGGGCGGCGGGCTGGGCGGCGGCGGCGCTTCGATCTCGATCGGAGAAGTCGTTGTGAACGCGGGCGAGTCTTCAGATCCGCGCGCGCTTGCGATGGCGTTTCGCGACGAACTCGCGGCGGTGCTGGAAGGCGTCAACATCGAACTAGGGAGCCAGGCGTGACGTTCAACCCCGTAACTGAACCGATCGATTATGTGTTGCTCGCGAACCGTCGATCCCCTGGACTGGCGACGCTTTCGAACGTCACAAGTCCGCGCCGATGGGACGAACGAAAGGGCTATGCACTAAGCGGCGCGCGCGTTGTGTTCCGCGGGATAGGACTGGCGCGCCCGATCTTGACGCTTCGCCTGTTCACGTCGGAAGACTTCGAAGCGTGGCACGAGTGGAGCCCGCTTGTTCAACGCCCGCCGGTCGGGGAACGGTCGCGCGCACAAGATATCTGGCACCCGATCTTGGAAGACCTAGGGATCACGAAGGTCGTCGTCGAAGACGTCGGGCAACCGCGCCAAACCGCCGACGGAGAATGGTCGATCGAGATCAAGTTCATCGAATTCCGTCGACCCGTTCCGACACTCGAAACGATCGGGTCCAGCGAAGAACGCCCGCTCAGTGAAAATCAGCAAGTGATCGCTGACCTTCGAACGATCATCGAGAACGACGCG